AGTCCCTGTATTAGTCCATGCCTGTGCACCTCTATCTGTATATCCTGTCATAATATAAGTGTTACCTGTTTTCACATCAAGATAATGAGAACCCGTATTAGCCCCATTAACTGACGACGGTTCTTCTATTCCATACAATGTATAAAGATGACTTCTAACCCATTTTTGTGCCATTCTTTTTAACATTTCTTCATAAACTACTTGATTTTGCACAGGATTTGAACTATATGAATTTAGTTCATTATCAACAATAGTTTTATTCGCTCCATCTTCTATCCCATCCAGCTTCTTTTTATCCGCCGCTGTTATATGAGAAACTTTATCCTCCGTATGCTCTCTAAAAGCAGTCTCTATATCCTCTACCTGCATTATCGTGGGAACTGCTGCCGGATTTACATTGACTGTTATATATTCACTGTCCTCTACCGTCACATTTATACGATAGGATACTCCTGACAATGTTTTTCCATCATATGCAGGCATATAATCCGGATTTTCTCTCGATATACTGATACCATATAATATTTCATTTTCTGAGCTGTCCTTTACATAAACACCCAGAGTTCTTACATAATATGCCTCCGGTATTTGTTCGTTGTTTATTGCGGCTAATATTTCCACTGTCTTTCCATCTGTTCTTGATATTTTGGCTATTATAGCCGTCTGTTTTACGCTTTGCAATTCGCTTATATTTTGCAGCTCAATACCGCTATAATCATAGTCACTTACCGCTATCTTTGTAAATGTCATTGACTCTGTTTCTGAAATAACTTTTGACATAAGCTGTTTGCCCTGTTCTGTTATCACTATGTTTTCCATTATCACACCGCCTTTCCTATTGTTCTCATTCTTGTATAAGTAACATTTCCGCCTATACTCTCTTTTCCTGATATATCATGTGCCGCTTTATTATCTGTTCTCAAATATATATTTACCGGTATCAGCCTGTCTAACATTATCTCAAATTCTTTTACCTGCCCCGGTTTAAATAAATTTGTGGTAATAAACAATTCATAATCTTTAAGATTTCCGCTTATATCGAAATTGTTTACTCCGCAAAATATATTTAATCGACGCAGCAATACTTTATATGTATATGGTACCGTGTCATTCCACCTGTTTAATACTCTTGTTTTACGCAGTTCTAATGTGTCACTGTCTGACGGATTTATTCCCAGCATATTTTCATACTTTTTTATTCCGTACCCGTCGCAGCTTTCAATAAAGGCATTATCAAGAACTTCCGACATTTTCTTATCGGCAATGTCTGTCTCCTTGTTCTCACTTTTCATTATTTCCTGCATTTCAGGAAACTGTTTTATAAACGGTGGAAGATATTCTATCAGCCTTTTTTTCTCTATCATATATTTACATCACCTCTTATCGGTATCTCGTCATATTCAAGAATTATGTTTTCAGATGAACCATTAAGTTTTACCTCTTCAACATCCAAAATCCCGTCAATCATCAACATTCTTGATTCTATCTGGCTAAGTCGTACCGTCAGATTTTCAGTTTCAGACCATGTCTTTGCAAGTTCAGAAAAATATGCATCGATACTATCTTTTATGTTGCTTTCTAATCCCGTATATGTAAAACCCTCTTTATATACAAGATTTAGCAATATGTCTATCCTGTGTCCCTGTACTCCTTTAACATTTACAACATGGCCAATCGGTGCTATCCCGTCACCCTCTCCTGAAATTTCAGGATCTAATGCTGTCTGTACTGTATTTACCAGAACATCTGACGGTACACTAAATTCTGATGTTATGATTATTACTTTTACTGTTCCACCTATTGTAAGAAGTTTTTCTTTCGCAGCACCATATACATTTTTTAACCATGAATAAACATCTTTCCCAAGTGTACTCTCTGACTGGCTTTCATACCACGATGTTACATTTTCACCCGGTATCATGTCGGCAGGCTTGCAGCCGCCGCTCCATGCCCTGATGACTTTACAGCCGCCTACACCTGCAATATCGTTTATCTTTTCTTTATAGTCCGCTTTATTTCCTCCAAAGGCTATCTGATTAAATGACGAGAAATACCTTTCTCTGAATACTTCCACATCCTCCTCATCTTCTCCTGGAATAAGTATCCGTGTAAGCGTGGCACTCTCCATATCATTTAGATTTTCTTTTGTCTCTAAAGGTATGAGCCCGCCTAACTGCTGGTTTCCCGCACTGCCTGCCGTCTCACATATAAGCCTGTAAAGACCCTGCGTGGCATCTATAACAGAAGCAACGGTATAATTAAATTCTCCCAGAGCAAAACGGTCATTTACGGCTATCTGCGTATCTGACGGCACTACTAAAAGCTCACACTCCGCATTGGTCTCCTCTTTCGGATAAATACCTCTTTCTGCGGCCCTCTTTATCAGGTAATAATAAGATGCCGTGTCAGCAAACACTTCATCCATAACCACATCAAGTGCAACATACATATTTGCAAGTTCAAGTGCCGCCGGTGCTATTGCATCATAGATTACCGAGCCCTCTCTCTTGTCAAGTTCATCACTCACATTTTCAAGCATACGCTCCATAAGCGTATCAAAATCATTTTCTTCAAACATTATAATTCCACCTCACTTTCTATAGGTATCTGCTCGTTTTGTGCCGTGACCGCCGTAAATGTTATATAAATGGTTTTCTTATCAACTATTGCCGCCCCGAAATCTTCCACTGATTCTATTCTGTCATCCGCCGTGACCGCCTCAGTAACTCTCTGTTCTATCTCACTAAGTACATACAACATTGATTTTCCGATAAGGTCATTAAGCTCTATGCCGTAGTCCCACGAATATATTTCATAAGCGTATCTTTCCGTATTTAAGATCTTAAGAATTGCCTGTTTTACCGCCGCTTCATCATCCGTCTTTCCGAGAAACCCTGACTTGTCATCCGTCAGATACATTGCATATGTCTTTGATGGTTCTTCATATTCTTCAAAATCATAATCCTGTTCCTCGTCGACTTCCTCGTCATATTCATTATTAGGTATCATCTGCCACCATCCTGTCTACTACAATGTATTCCTGTCCGCCTGCCTTGCGAAACATCAAAACACTATCACCCTCCTTTAATGAATTGTAGATTTTTACATTTTTCTTTGCCACTCCCTCGCCTACTTCCTGCACATAGTCAGTTACATTCCGTGTCTTTACCAGAAAATCATCTTCTATTACAAGGGAATTTGATACTTTAATCTTAAGCGGGTCTGTTCCTATTACATTTCCAACAATATAATCACACGGTCTTGATGCTTTCACAGCTTCAACCGCCATCTGTTTTATAAGCTGTACAATACTTGAATTAGCCACTGACAAAACCACCTCCCGATACAACAAGATCCATAGTGTACTGTCTGTTGTTAAACTTGTGTGTTACCTTTTCGACAAGCATATAATTTGATACTTTCATGTCGCCAAGCTCCAGCATAACCGGAACAAGCGAACCTGCACGCACATTCGTATTTCCTATGACACCGCTTATACTCAAAGTCTTTTGCTTTTTATTGTATATTTTCAACAGTACCGCCGATTTCTGTTTTCCAAGTTTGGGTGTGTTAATCTTTTCTACATATTGCAAAACACCCCACCTGTTTATGCTCTTACTGTTCTTTGTAACATACAGGTCATAAGTACCTTTCTTTTTCTTATTGTCCTTGTTCTCATAAATAAGTTTTATCTGGTTATATACATCCGAGTCTATACTTGTCTGATATGAAAATTCTTCACCGGTTTCCTTGTCGATAAGACAGCCATTTACTTTCATGTCGGAAATCTTTTTTAAACGGAGCTTTCCGACCTCATCAAACAAAACATAAACCATTCCGGTGCTTAGCACGGTATCATCAAGACTGTTCTGTATAATATCAAAAAGCGTTGTGTTATCCTCAATAGCTGACATTCTATAGCCTGTATTCGCAAGTTTTCCACAATTCATATTAAAACGCTTTGCTATAATGTTGATAACTTCATCCGCCCTCTTTTTCTTATATATGAGAGTTTCTTTATTTTTCAGATACCTCAACTGATCATATACGGTAAATGTAACAAAGCCGTCTTTTTTAAATGACCTTGTAAATATAAATCCATAGAAGATCTTTTTCTTATCCACGGTAACAAGCACACTGTTTCCCTCAACTATCTTATATTTTTTCTTATACTTAGTTTCAAAGGTCAGCTTGCCGGGTGTCCCACTTCTCTCCCATGTAATACTTGCACCCTCCAAAGCAGGTATATCATATCTCTTGTTTCCATTCACTACAGTAATAGTCACTATACCCTCAGGAAGCTTTGTTGTTTCCTTTATATCGGCACTTATCTTTTTCTGCGTCGTTTCTTTCTCTTTCAAGATTTTTTTCAGACCAGCCAGTTCTTTTTTACTACTCTTAGTTTTTTTCGTCGTAGTTTTTGTTGGATATTTAGGTACACCATATCCTGTTATCGTTGCATTTGAAAGTGGATATGTCCGCCTTGCAACCTTGTCCGAGGTATTTCCCTCAATGGTATGTAATGTACTTCCAGAAACTTTTTCAACAATCCCGACATGACTTCTGTTTGTCTTGAAATATACTATATCTCCACGCTTTGGTGTATATCTGCCTTTGTATCTGAACAATCCTTTTTTCTTAAACCATGCCATTCCGGCAGAGGTTGACGCTGTCTTTGGCACTATCGAAACTGACACCCCGGCTTTATATGCACACCATGAAACAAACATATGGCACCATGCAGCTCCATTCATGCCATACCACGCTCCATACTTTGTGCGATTGTTCCCCTGTTCCTTATATCCAAGCTCGCCAATCGCAACATCTACTATATCTTTCGCCATAACACACCTCACTTTGGCAGTTTCAAAACCGTACCTTTATACAGATACAATCCGTTAGACGATGACTTTCTGCCATGCTTTTTCGCCGCCTGTTCAATCCTGCTTTTATTGAGTTTATATATCTCTTTCCGCCTTGATGAACTGCCGAGCTGTTTTTTCGCTATATTGAGCAAAGTATCACCTTTTTTTACTTTGTAGGTTTTTGCCGCACTTTTAGAGTTTTTTCTTGTTTTCTTTTTTGACGCTTTCTTTGATGATTTTTTAACCACAAGTTTTTTTATTCCCCACTGGCGGTATTCTTTCATTGTAAGTTTTACGGCAATATCAAGCCCATAACTCTCGACATCTTCCATTATCTCGTAATCTTCGATTGTTACATACTTAAAGACTGTCTCCAAATTAGTTGCAATCTCATAATAATGTTTTCTCCTGTCTTTAATAATTTCCGTTACATGAATCCCTGTTCCGTTTATAATCCCAAGCTGACCGTCATACAAATCTACATTTTTAACCAATTTAAAACTTACCGGCTTATTGCTTTTTTTCCATTCTTCAAGTTTTCCCAGAAAATACTCCGCATTCTGAAATACATCTTTTTCATATTGAGCAAAAGGATATTTCTGAAATACCGGCAATATCAATTCGTCTATTGTTATTTCCGTCAGACCCGGGGTCTTTATAAGATTGACTTCACCCTCGTTAATAAGGGTGATAGTCTTATTGTTATTGCCAATCTTATATGATATTTTTCCGGGTGTTACAGGAAACAGCACATCTTCTATATACATTGAATACATTATATATGCACTCCTTCCGCTGCTGAAATCATCTGTTCTTCCATTGTCTTTCTAAGGTGCTCTGTCACACCGTCAAGGTCGAGTTCTTTGCTTATTTTGTTGTGATTTGTCTGATGCACTGTTATCTTTGCCGTAGTAAAACGGTTTATGTATTTCTGTGCCGCCATATCACGGATATATTTCAAGTCCTCACTTGTTGCCGTAAGTGCCTGTGCCGACTTTGCCGTATTCTTTGCCGTGCCTGCCGTGTTTTTCGCAGTTGCGGCGGTATTTGCAGCAGTAGCCTGATTCAGATTGGTTCCCTGAGTTTTTCTTAAAGTTTTCTCATAATCATTTTTATTCATATTTGTTGCAGCTTTTTTGCCACTAAACATATTTTTGACTTTGTTTGTCACTCCGTCACCAAATGATGAACCTGATTTGTAGGCATCACCGTAATTTTTTCTTTTAATCATATATTTTGATGGGTCAACTGGCTTAAAATATACTTCCTGTTTTCCAACAATCCCATCAACATAATTACTAAACTGATTTCTAACCCCAGATATTCCATCTGATAAATCTGTTCCTATAAGTGCATCTATAGTTTGAGCAACTGACTGGGCAACAGACATAATCGTATCAAGCAGGTCACAAAAGAGTTTTGCAACAGCTCCTACGGGGTTACGAAAAACATTTCCTAAAAAGTTAGCAAGTTTAGCAATTAAATTCCAAAGTTCAATCAACAATGAAATAATAGTGTTGACAACTCCTATGATAAGATTTTCTACAACTGATACTACAACTTTCAGACTGCCACATATAACACCAAATGTACTTTTAGCAACTCCACCTGTTCGAGCTATTTTAGCTGCAACCAATACAAGCACTCCTATAAGAGCAATAATCAAGAGTATGATCCATGTTAGCGGACAAGATAATAATGCAGTATTTAGTCCAAGTTGTGCGGCTGTTTCTTCTGTTTTTGCTGCTACCGCTATCCTTGTTGCGGCTGTTTCTGCTGTTGTTGCGGCTGTTTCTGCCGTTGTTGCGGCTACCACTGTCCCTGTTGCGGCCGCTTTTGCGTATTCTGCCACACACATAGCCATCTTTATCCCTGTAGATACAAGCTCCACCGTTTTTACAATAGCCATCGCTGCACAATATGCTGCTATTGCCGCCGCAACACCATATACTATCGGACTAATTGCAGACCAGTTATTTATTACAGATGATGCACAATTTGCTATCCAGCCTGCCACCGGAGCAAGCAGGGTTATTGTCCCTGATGCAATATTTCCTACATTGTTAAGCACTGTTTCAGCCGTACTGCCAAGACTTTTTATGCCGTCTAATATCGTTCCAAAGCCGGCATTTGACAGTCCCTCATTTACACCATCTATCACACTGATAAGACCTCTTGTTACTGCTGCCTTAGCATTTGCTATGGAAGTTGCCCATGTATCACCTGCTTTTTTTGCGGCACCTGATATATTAAGCACACCATTTGTTCCGTTTTCAAAAGCACCTGATACCGTGTTGATAAAGTCCTGTGCGGATATTGTTCCCTTTGATAGATTTGACTGCACTACGGAAGATGATTGTCCTGTTGCTTTTGCATATATTCCTACAGCATCTATTCCTCTGTCTGTCAATCGGTCAAGCTGGTCCATCTCAACTTTTCCTTTTGTCATCATCTTTCCTAATGCGTCCGTCACCTCACGCAGAGAATCATTTGTCCCGTCGCCATAAAAAGCAACGGCATCCGACCATGCCTTTACCTGGTTTACGGCATCACCTGTTCCCATTCCTCTTGTAACAAAATTCTGAACAGAACTTGCAGCGGTATCAAGGCCATAGGCTGTACCTTTTGTCATATCCTTAAGTTTTGCAAGTGATGCCGTGGCAACATCTGAACTTCCTGTAATCGCTGTCATTGTTCTGCTATAGTTACTCATGGTATCCATTCTGTTTATAGCTGCGTCCATCTGACCTTTAACCGCACCTATAGCTGATTTGACTATTGATAATCCCGCTAAAGCTCCTACAAGTGACTTTGCACCTGATACTCCGCCCTGCATACTTTGATTAAAGTTTTGCTGGCTTCTCGTATTTTGTTCGATTGCATCACCGACACGGCTTGTCTGTTCTGTCATTGCCGCCGGAACTGCCGTCTGGGATAATTCCTCTCTCAATCCCTGTGCTGCCGTTGTCGCCTGATGCAATTCACTTCTGATATTCTCATAGGCAGACGCATCCACATCTGTATTCATTGTATTGTTCAATGTTTCCATCTGCGACACAGCCATGTTCACTGAATTGATAATATTCATAAGCGGTGCACTAAATCTGTCTACAAGCTGTATTCCTGCCTGTATTGAAGCCATATCATCACCTGCCTCTCGCCTTTCTCTCAGCCTTTTTTTCTTCTTCCTTTTCTGCTTCAATAACAATATTTATCGAAGCTATAATAAAACTTTTTTCACTTTCTTCCATCTCAATCCATTCTGACGGTCTGATTTTAAGTTTATGAAGGGCATAATGAGCGTATGCGGCTTCATTATCCCCTCCGTTTATTAGTTTTTTGCCTCTTCCACCTTGTCATCCAATGAATCAGAAAAGCCCTGGAAATCCTGAACCCATGTGCATAAATCCTGATATTCTCCCGGATCATCCACCATTTCATATACAAGGTCCTCAGGTTTCTTTACCCCGTAGCTGTCCTGAAGTTCTTTGTTATAAAGATCAGGTGTTACCGTAGAAGCAACTATCATACTTACAAGATACTTTGATGTATTAAGTTTAGGACGATACATATTCGGCTTACCCTTTACCTGAACATCTATTGTGCAGTCATCACGAATCGACTCATTAAGTTTTGAACTGATATGCTTAAATTCCCAGCGGAGTGGCTTTCCATCACTGCCAAGCATTGACTTAGTCGGTGCGTACTCCTCATTTTTCTTCTGAATCTTGTTGTTTTTCATAAATCTGCTTAAGTTTGACATATTTTCTATTTCCTTTCTTTTTTAATTTATTTATGGCTGCCTTTTATGAATTTGATGTTTCCGACATTAAAAATCCGGTTAATTCAGCAAACTTCTTAGGAATACTAAAGTCCTCAAATGTAAAATCCATATCCTCGTCAAGATACTCTCCGTCAGCATCAAATTTTGCAAGTACACCACCATCTATATTGCATCCTGTCAGCACGATCTCCTGTCGTCCTGCCGCCGAACCTTTGTCCTCATTGACTATAGTCATATCGAAATATGTATCCAAGCCTGATTCCTTATAGGTGTACATCATCTCACGGAAAACAGATGTATTGTAATGGAAAGTTGCCTTACCGGTACCCTCCCATCCGGTTGCCTTATTTCCTTTTCCCGTCTGACCGAGAATAGGAATCTTACTCTTTGTCTTTGTAAATGTCACTTCAACATTTAATGCCTGCATAAAGTTATATCTTCTATCGCCTATAGTGATATAACACTCGGCAAGAGGTGCCGCTACCGTATCTTTTGCAAGCATAACAACATTTTTCTTTGTCTCTTCTGGCATCTGAACATCCCCCTTTTTACGATATTGTGACTGTCATATACATCTTTGACATTGCATTAACTACAGTTACAGCATTTTCAACTACTACAGCTTTCTTTGTATCACCCTGTAAAACCTTAACATCTGACTCATTAAAGTTTTCTATTGCTCCAATACGCTGAAGCTCTTTGCGGAGTTTTACAAGGTCAGTCCACAGTGCAGTCCTGCCAGCCTGGTTGTTTGGCATCTTTCCGAGATACTTTGTATTAAACAAAACAGCATCATCATTTGCTATCTGATCAATGATCCTGATAGTCTGATTATCTTTGAATACATCTCCCTGCGTGTCAGTTGTCGTTACCATCGTGTTTATATCATCGAGTACACGGACTTCACCGCTCACATTATGAAATACAAATTCACCACTCTGTAAAGCCGTCTTAAGCTGTGTCTGCGTATAATCAGTATCAGGTTCAAACTCTCCATCATATACTCTGTTCTGCACAGATGCACTGACGGAACATCCACATTCTGCTCCTGTCGTCCAATACACAAGTGATGCTGCAGACTCTCCATCATCAAGTACCTTGTTTTTCACGCTGATAACTCCCATATGATCTGCTTCTTTGTAGTTGTATAATACAAGCTGGAATTTGATTCCCATCTCATCACGAAGCCTTTTAACAAATGATACATAAAGTCTCTTTGTAACTTCATCCTCCACCACAACACCCATTGCGTTATAGGCAAAGGACTCAATCTTATCAAGATATTTCTGATGAGATTCTCCGGATGTGGTTCCGTTTGTTCCATCTGAGAGTTTAATCCCTGCTGCCACGGTAAGCTCTGCATCTGCCTTAAATACAACATAATCATTTGCTGCAAGCTCTTTTGCATTTGCAACTGTCTGACTGTCAACTTTTGAGGCATCAAGATATGTTACTACATCAAATTTTGACGGTTCATCCACATTCTTGGAAACACTTATCGTAATATCGTTTCCTCTCGTGCCTGCATATCTTGCCTCGGCAATGTCACTTGACGCTTTCTTTCCACCGCTGTTTAAACGGTACGCATAAAGCGTTACAGCATTGATAAAAAGGTCACGAAGCCCTTTTAATTTGTCGCTGTCATACGCATATCCGAATATCATCTTTGAATTTTTCTGAAAGTCCTCATTTGTCACAGTAAAGACATGTTCGTCAGGACCCCAGTCGAGTTCAAGCGGCATTGTACATATACCTCTGTCAGACAGGCTTGCCGTTGCCGCCGCAGCCGACACAAAGTTTATATATGTTCCTGGTAATACTTTGTTCTGCGTTGTAAAACTTCCTCCACCTAATGCCATTATCTCACCTTACCTTTCATAAATTTTCTGATAAGCTCATCAACCTCTGCCAATGTGTACTCTTTTCCATCTTCAAGCACGGCATTGACAACATCTTTCTTATCAATATATCTGGCAGATGTTACCAGATTATCTTTCTTAAATCTGATTTCAGCCTGTGGCTTATTTTCAGATTTTTTATTATCTGCCGCAGCATCCATTTTTCGGACACTTACGGACTTATTTTTGTTTTGCGGCATAATCATCACCTATCCTTTCGCCTTAACTCTGGAGTTCACGCTTTCCATTCTTGGCACATCCTCTTCCGGCTTTCTTACAAAGAAATCATAATTTACAAAAAAATGTAAAATATCATCCGTTACCTCATAGCTCATATCCGTACCACGAAGCAAACCTGAGTCATACGGTATTGTCTCAAGAAGCATTAACAGGTTCTCTCCAATATCGTACAGTTCCCTTTTTGTGGTACTTTCTGAAATATACTGGATACAAAACGGGTTCTGCTTTAAATATCTTTTTCCCGGATACTTTTTTATACCCGGCTTTAAGCTCTGAATAAAAAAGCAAGGTTCATCTAAACCCTGCTCTATACTCTCTATATAATTTTCATATCCATATTCTGAATAAAGCACACCACTTATTGACTCAGCTATCCCGGTTATCATTATTAAACACTCCCCTCCAAAAATTTCTGAACTTTCTTTTCAATTATCTTCGGGGCATCTTTCTGTAACTCTTTCACAGAATTAGTCATAATCAACTTGCCTTCCACCCAGCCCTTTTTAAGTTTCTTTCCTATCGCCGGTACATATCTGCCCGGTGTCTGCCTGTGACCGTACTCAACATAACTTGCATATTCAACGGGATTTATTATCTCCACTTCATATGTTCCACCAGTATTCCTTATATCTGATGTTGTCCAGCCCCTGCGCAGTGTTCCACCTTTTTTTGAGGACTTAACAAGAGTTTTTTTCTCGCCGTCATCCTCAAGGTCATATGTATCTGAATAATCGCCCGGCTGCGTTTTGTCGATAACCTGTCCAAGCAGTCTTGCCGCAATCTCTTTAGCACATGACTCACAAAATTTTTCGGCATCACTCTGACTTATCCTGTTTAGTTTTGTTTGCAATTCTCTTAACTCTTTTAAATCCACACTGCCCATTCCAGCCATCTAAGCCCACCTTTCAAACAATTCAAGCACTATTTCCTGATGTGTCACATATACTGCAGGTACACCGCTGTATGTATAATCCTTTGTCACACCGTTTTGCGTCACTGTTATCTTACTTCCGGGATTTATGATTATATCAGGTGCCGTAAATAATTTAATGGTCTGTGATACCGCCATTGCCGCTACCGTATCTGCTGCCGCCTGTTTACTCTGAAAAGACAGCTTACACGGTATGTCTTTAAGCACCGCCACATCATTAAAAGCCGTCAGATGCGTTTTTTCATCTTTGACTTTCTTATGTTCATACACTGTCATTCTACCGCTGTATGCGGCTTCCTGTGCCTTTCTTGCGGCTTCAAATGCTTTGTTTACCACATCTACCATTTTATCCTCCTGAACGATGCAAATTCGCTCTTTCCATATGACCTAAGATAATTGATAAAATTATCAAGCCGCTGCTCCGGAGTAAGCGAACTTTCCCCCGTAGCAAACACCGTGTTCGTATCTCCTGCCTGTATCTGCTTAACAGCATATGATAAATCTATGTTCAGGCTCTCAGGGGCAAATGTCTTTTTACTTAAGAGAAATTCGCCCACTGCCATATCAACAGCTATATGTTCAAGCCCCTCCGGAACATCCTGCCAGTTTATTTCATTTTTTATCGTGCTTCTCACTTTCTCAACGGCAAATGTAATTGAAAAAGCATCTGAACTGTCAGTTTCAACACCCAAAGAAGATAATCGTTTTAAGACCGCATCTGTATTAAACATACCTTATCACTTGCCTTTCCTGATTCTTCCTTTTGTCTGTGCATCAGGCTCCGGAGTTTCTTCGTCTGATTTCTTTTCTTCATCAGGCTCGCCCGATATCTCATATCCCATATCACGAAGTTTTTCCGCAAGCTCTGTATCATTTGTTTCAAATCTGCCATTTACAAATTTACAAAGCTGACAGCCTTTTTCCTTATCCCAAAGGATATTTGATGTAAGCGGCTTTTTATTTATGATATACATATTCTTATCACCTCGCTTTATTTTACTTCCAGTCCTGTTATTGCACCATGTAAAAATGCCGGCGCATGTGCAAGTCCTATCTGGCCATAAATCTGTATTCTGTCAGATGCACCATTCTTTGCAAGTTCCTCCTCGAAAAAGTTTCCTTTTCCCGGTACCGGCTGGAATACAGGAGCTATCTGTGCCACATCTGCCACAAGCAGACCGTCTTTCTTCATAAACGGATCATAGCATATTCCGACCTTACAGAAATCACTTTCAATCTGTGTGATGTTCATTCCGGCAATGTTCTGTGTCATCTGCATCTGTGCTTTGAAGAAATCAGCATACAGATTTGTTATAACCTGTTTAATATATGAATTACAGAAAAGTACCATATTAACAAACATTGCTCCGTTGTCAGCCATTTCCCTAAACAACTGATCCAGCATATCCTTAGATAATGCGGCACTCTTTGCATCGATGGATGTTCCTGCATCCGAAGTACAAAGTTCCAACATTCCACGGGTCTTGTTTGCCGTATCTCCATCCGTTGTCTTATTGTAAGTTCCATTGAGAAACGAAAACTCTACATCTCTTGCAATCTTAATAAGTTTCTGCTGAATCTGGAATGCTTTTTCATCATTTGGATTTGCCGACTGATTAGCCGAATTTAAACCTGACAGCCTGCCGCTGTTTGACTGCTTTGCATATGTCAGGTCTATTGTCTCCTGATGAATCTGCACGACATTTGTTTTCTGTTCTCTTGCTATATGTGCTGCTGCCGGAGCTGTCACTGATGCGTTTTCTGAAATATCAGGCTGTGCTGCCTCCGGAAGTGAATACTCAACACCTGTTGAAAATTCAAAATTATCTGTCTGTTTTCCTCCTGTCAATCCGCCTATCATAGATAAAAACGGTGTCTGTGTAGGTGATGCCGTAAATAGATCACCCGCATAGTTTGGCAGATTAAATGTATTACCTGTTCCTGTTATGTTCTGTGGCATTTTCTATCACCTTTCCTTTCTTTTACATTAAAGCAATCCCGTCATTCTGAAATGCTTCCTGTTTGATATTGATAACTTCTAACTGGTTGCCGTTCTTTCTTGCCTCCGCAAGTCTTGCTTCATAGCCTGCCTGCTTTGAATTTGGCACCATTGATGAACTGCCCGGCTGAAATCCGGTAAACTTTGTCTGTGGCTGCTCAGACTCACTAAATAAAAACTTTGAGCCGTCGTCTGCCTTAAGTTTATCAATCTGTTCCGAAAGACCTTTTACAAGCCCGTCATCTGACAACGCTGCATCATCAAGATTAAGCAATGCTCTTACTGCCTTATTGTTCTTTGCACCACTCTCCGTAAGTGCCTTATCAACAGCCGTATCAATTTTAAGCTGTGTAAGTTCCTTTTCATGTGCTGCTGCCTGCGTCTTATTGTCCTCCTGAAGCTGTTTAATCTGTTTCTTAAGCTCCTCATTGTCACCGGCAGATGCTTTCAGGTCCTCAAGCTGTTTATCGCGCTCTTTAACCTGCTTTTTGAGATTTGCATTTTCGGTCTGCACTTCTTTGCCTGCATCCTCCACATCAGCTTTGTTGATGCTAAGAACTTTGTCCGCCTGCTCTTTGTCAAGACCTAAATCTTCAAGTTCCTGTCGTGTCATATCTACACCATCCTTTCCGTATCGGTTTAATGCCTTGTCATACCCGGCAATTTTATGTATAAAAAAAAGACCATGAAAAAATCTGGTCTTTTAATATCTTTATGGTTGCACCGGTGCAACTTTTTTAATCTTCTATTTCTTCCTTATCCTCAATCAGCTTTAAAGCCTCCTCCGACAGTAAAGGGTCATTTTCAGCAAAAGGAAATTTTACCTTTACATCTTCCGGTGTCTCTATTGCCGAATACAATTCTACACCCTTGTCCAAAAGTTCGGAAAATGTATCTATAGCCCTCCTTGCCTTATCTCGTTCTTCCTCATTTACAAGTTTTATACCACTACTTTCCTCTATTTGAGATACTGCATCATCAAGCATAAGCGTTTTCATTCTTCTAAAGGTATCTATCATCTCCTGCCCTACTTCATTTTTTTGCCGCATAGTTTCAAGAATTTCTTTCTGTTGATTTATAACCACTTTATTAGAACGAAACTGCGTTGCAATCTCCGACATTTTTGAAAGAATCGACATAATGACATGACTTCCTGCTGCCGCCTTAATAAAAAGAGACAACCACATAGAACCCACATCAACCGTGTTAAAAACAATCTCCTCTCCACTTCCACTTATAAAAGGACACTGACTTAATATAAAATCAATATCTTTCATGTATTGTATATATTCTTTTAAATCATTACACTTTGGTATTTTTATATCAATTCCCTCTTTAGCTTCACCAGCTTCTAATGACTCATATAATTTTACC